AGAGTTCTGCCGTAAAATGGTAAGAGCAAAAAGAATTTATAGAAAAGAGGATCTAAATAAAAATAGTACTGCTAATAGCGAACTAGCGGCCAAAGGAGAAAATTCTTATAATCTATTTTTGCATAAAGGAGGAGCTAACTGTAAGCATTATTGGCTTCGTAAAACTTATATATTTAAGGACGGAGTAAAACCAGATCCTAATAGTCCTAAAGCAGAAAGAGCTTATAAAAGCAAAAGAGAAAAAGAAGGGATTAAAGATCCTACCTCTGCGGAAGAACCTAACTTAGTTTCTACGCGCCCAATAGATACCCCAAACAAAGGATATAAAAACCCTAGATAATTATGGCAGAGGCATTATTAATATCGAGAAAAGACGTAGTTAAGTTTACCTCCATGAACGGTAACATAGATACGGACCATTTTATACAGTACGTTAAGATAGCGCAGGATAAGCATATAGAAAACTATCTAGGAAGCGACCTAATAAATAAAATAAAAGAAGATATAGTAGCTAGCAGTTTAGCGGGGGACTATTTAAACTTAGTTAATAATCAAGTTAAGCCCGCACTTCTTCATTGGACTATGGTAGAATTTTTACCTTTTAGTAACTATACTATTGCTAATAAAGGGGTATTTAAACATACTAGCGAAAACTCGGATAGCGTTACTAAAGAAGAGATAGACTATTTAATCGAAAAAGAAAGAAATACGGCTCAGTATTATACTGATAGATTAATAGATTATTTAACTTTTAATGCTTCTTCTAAGTTCCCAGAATACTATAGCAATAATAACGAGGACGTATATCCAGATAAAGATATTTTTGGAGGATGGGTAATTTAAAAGTAAAATATAAACCAAAGGAAAAGAATATAGTTAAGTTACAAAACTATATAAAAAACCTAGATAACAAATTAGTAAAAAAGTTATTAGTATAATATGGCGACGATTACAGATTGGTACGGAAGAAACTCTATAGGATGGGGAGAAACCTACGAGGTAACGTATGCAGGAAATGTAAACGAAGCTAATTACTGGGGTTATATATACCCATTCAATTACGACGGTAGTATCTTTGATGCTTCGAGTACTCTAGTAACGGCAGACAATAATAATTATACGGCAGATCAAACACAATTTTAAAATAATATATAATGGCTAAACAGACTATAGGAATTGGTACTTCGGCTAACGACGGGACGGGAGATGCCCTTAGGGTCGCCTTCGATAAGACCAATGACAATTTTAACGAAATTTACGCAGACGATTTCGTAACTACTGCAAGAATAGCGGACGATGCTATTACAGAGGCTCATCTAGACGCTACAAATGCCCCTACCGATAACTACGTTTTAAGTTATGATAGTGCTACTAGTGGATTTACATGGGTACCACCAACTGACGGAGATATAACTGGTATCGTGGCTGGAGGAGGTCTTACAGGAGATGCTTCTTCTGGAGAGGCTACTTTAGTGGTAGTAGCGGGAACTGGTATAACAGTAAATGCAGACGATGTACAAATCGCAGACGACGGAGTAGACCATACGCAACTAGCACCTAGATATACTGCAGTACAGGATATTTCTACTACAAGCGGAACTATTAACCTAGATGCTTCTTCTTACGCAGCATTTAATTTAACTGGTAACTTAACTACGGCTACTTTAAATATCCAAAATATGAAAACAGGCCAAGTAATAGATATTTTACTTTCTGGTACTTTATCTAGTGCGGTAATTACTTTAGCAGATGACTTTACTACTTCTGCTATTAATAAAGTAGGAAGTAATGATCTAGATACAGCAGGAACTAATTTAATCCAAGTGCTTTGCGTAGACGATACAGATTCAGACGCTATTTTAACTTGGGCAGTAGCAACTTATACAACTGATACAAGCGCATAATTATGAAGGCAATACAAATAGACGGAGCAATAAAAAGATATACTACTATTCCTAAAGCTTGGGGTAGTGTAATAGCAGGATTTAATTTACTATCTTCTTCCGATTGGGAGGCTGCAGGATTCTACGACGTAGTTACACCTAGTTACGATTCTACTACTCAGTATTTAGGAGACTTAGAGTGGGATGCGGATAATAGCATATTTACTTATCCAGTAATAGATAGAACATGGCCACAAACGGTAGCCGAGTTAAAGGAAAGCAAAATAGCAAACCTAAAAGACTTATATAATAGAAAACTACAAGAAACGGATTGGTATATCATTAGAGCGCAAGAGGGAGTAGCTGCACCGCAAGAAGTATTAGATGCAAGAGCAGCTTTAAGAAATGATTGTGCAACCAAAGAAGCAGAGATTAACGCTAAGACCACAAAAAAAGCAGTAGTTTCTTATTCTTTACCAAACCTTGACTAATGGGATTTAATAAAAAGTTTTTTCAAACAGGAGGTATTGTAGCCTCTCAACCTGCTGCAGCAGCATTTGACCCTTTACAAAACTTTGAAACTGTAACCTATACAGGTAATGGCGGTACACAAAAGATAACAGGGTATATAAGAAAGGGTGCTGCTTTTAATGGGAGTAGTAGTTATATACAAACTTCATCTGCTCATCAAACAACCTTTTCCTTATCCGCTTGGTTATATGCTGATTCAATATCAGAAGTAAATTGGTATGGCAGCAGAAAAGATAGCTCAAATCTGATTACTATTGGAATGGATGCGAGTGGTAAAATAAAAGTATTTAATAAAGTTTCTAATACTTGGAGTGGCTTTACTACTACTTCAGCACATATTACTGCAAATACTTGGCATCACGTTGTAGTTAATTTCACTTCTTCTGATACTAAAATTTATGTCGATGGTTCAGATATAAGTAATGACCATAATAATCATACAACATCTGAAGTTTATGGAGATTCATATATTGGAGCAACTAATACCACTACTATAGGGTCACATTGGAACGGAAAAATAGACCAAGTAAGAATCTTTGACAAAGCACTATCTTCTTCAGAAGTAACTACTCTATATGGAGAAACCTACGCAAGTAGTACTAAATCAACTACGGATATATTCGGAGATGGTTCAGGTGTTGCTTTATATGAGTTAGATGAGGATGCTAATGATACAGGTGGAATTGCTATTGATTCAGGACAAAGTGGAGATTTTGATGGTAGTAGTAATATAGGACTTGGGAGTGCATTTACAGGTAGCACTATTACTTTTTCTGTTTGGTTTAAAACTACAAATACAGGGTCTAATAATACTTTTTTTTCAAATGGAGGAGGACAGACATCAACAGGAAGAGGTATATTTTTTCATTTAAATTCTTCAGGATATTTAAGAATTGTTACTTCTCAAGGCGGAGCATCTCAAAATGCTGTTGGTAGCACAAACGTAGCAGATGGAAATTGGCATAATGCAGTTATGTCCTATAATTCAGGGACAGTAAATATATATCTTGATGGCAATACAACACCTGAAGTTACAAGCACATCACTAAATTATACAGGTTCTGCAAATTGTGATTTTACTATAGGTTCTTTTATTTCTACTTCATCTACTTATGGTGATTATTTTGATGGTCAAATGGATGACATAAGAATTTATAATACTGCATTAACATCAACACAAGCAGGATATATAGCTAATAATGATACATCTAATATACCAACATCACAGGGATATTACAAATTAGATGGAAATGCTAATGATTCAGCAGGTAGTACTAATGGTTCTTGGAGTGGAACAGAAGCATATTCAAATCCTGCAGAATTACTTGCTTACAACGGAACACCTACCAACGTAAACTTTTTAGGTATGGCATTCCAACCTGATTTGGTTTGGATAAAGGATAGGGATGCTGCTGAAAATCACGTTATTTATGATTCTATAAGGGGAGCTACATATCAACTTAATTCAAACAATACAAGTGTATCTACACTAAAAACTGATGGTTTAACTTCTTTTAATTCAAATGGATTTAGTTTAGGAAGTCATAATACAGTAAATACAAATAGCGAAGATTACGTCGCTTGGTGTTGGAAAGCAGGGGGAACAGCAGTATCAAACACAGATGGTTCAATAACATCAACAGT